CACGTACACCGTACTGTTTGCCGGCAACAACAAGATTTTTAAGCTCGATGGCAGCAATGCGGTTGTCGAGTTGACCTACGGGGGAGGGGGTACCGCCCCGACAATCACGGCCAACAACTGGCAATGCGCCTCGCTTAATGGCATCACTTACTTTTTCCAGTCGGGCCATGACCCACTTATTTACGATCCAGCGGTCAGCACCACCACGTACCGCCGTGTGAGTGAGAAAACGGGTTACGCCGGCACGGTGCCATCAGGCAATATCGTCATTTCGGCTTATGGCCGTCTGTGGATTGCTAACACGGCATCTGACAAGCAAACCCTGACATTCTCAGACTTGCTGTCGGGCCACGTCTACACGGGTGGTACTTCCGGCACGTTGAATGTGAATAACGTCTGGCCTGCTGGGCCGGACGAGATCGTTGGCCTGGCAGCCCACAACAATTTCCTGATCATTTTTGGCAAACGCCAGATATTGGTGTATCAAGGCGCAACGGCGCCGGCCACAATGTCGTTGAACGACACGGTGGTAGGTATTGGCTGCATCGCGCGCGACTCCATCCAAGGCACCGCAACCGACGTCTTTTTTCTGTCTAACAGCGGTGTGCGGTCATTGATGCGCACGATTCAGGAAAAGTCAGCGCCGTTTCGTGACATCAGCAAAAATGTGCGTAATGACTTGATGGGCATCATTGCGGGTGAGACGCTGGCTAACGTTAAAGCTGTGTATTCAGAAATAAATGCTTTTTATCTACTAACGCTCCCAAGCAACCAGTCGGTATACGTGTTTGATACGCGTGGGTATTTGCCTGATGACTCTAGTCGAGTAACCAAATGGACGTCAATTACGCCGACTGCATTACTATCTCGGCGTAACGGTGATTTATTGATAGGTAAAAATGGCTATATCGGCAAATACAATACTTATTTAGATAATACAACAGCGTATCGCTTCCAGTATTACACCAACCATAGCGACTTAGGGAACCAAAGCGTTACTTCCATACTAAAGCGCATAGGGGTAGTAGTTATTGGTGGCACGAATCAGTATGTAACGATTAAATGGGGTTTTGATTTTAGCGAAAATTATCTTTCACAAAATACACAAATCCCAACGCAAAGTGTTTCTGAATACGGTATTGCAGAGTATGGTTCTAATGGTGTTCCTCTTGCGGAGTACGCCGATGGTATTGCATTACAAACACTTTACGCACAAGGCACGGGGTCTGGTCGCATTGTGCAAACTGGTTATGAGGCGGATATTAATTCTTCGGCGCTGTCGATTCAAAAAATTGAGATTCTGTCGAAAAACGGGAGATTGTCGTGAGTAACTACACAAAGAGCACGGATTTCGCCGCCAAAGATGCGCTGGCATCCGGCAATGCGGCCAAGATTGTTAAAGGCACGGAGATTGACACCGAGTTCAATAATATTGCCACGGCGGTTGCTACCAAGGCTGACTTGGCAAGCCCCACGTTTACGGGTACACCCACGCTACCAACGGGAACCACCGCCGTTACGCAATCTTATGGCAATAACACCACAGCATTAGCTACTACAGCATTTGTGCAGGCTGCTTTGCAATTACTGTACCCCATTGGGTCTATATATACAAACTCATCAGACAATACCAACCCAGGTACTTTATTTGGTTTTGGTACGTGGACAGCCTTTGGGGCTGGCCGGGTTATGGTGGGATTTAACGCAAGCAATTCGCTATTTGATACGGCTGAAGAAACTGGTGGTAGTGCTGATGCGGTTACGGTAAGCCACACGCACACAGCTACATCTACCGTAACAGACCCAGGCCACTCACATACCTTAGACCGAGGCACTAGCTTAAATCCTGGCGCCTATTTCCAGCCATCGCCGACTTTGCAAGCCGCTGATGCAATGTCTACTAAGACAAGTACAACAGGAATTAGCGTATCAACTAGCATTAGCAGTACTGGTTCTTCTGGCACTAACGCTAACTACCAGCCGTACATTACTGTGTATCTTTGGAAGCGGACAGCATGATTATTGAAACCTTACCTGATCATCAGATCATTCATCATTTTAGTGATGGTCTGTATGCCAAAGAGATGCGTGTTCGGGCTGGACAAGCAATCCTGAAGCACACGCATAACTTTAGCCATTTGTCGATTCTGGCTCGAGGTAAGGTAGCAGTATTGATCGGCGATGAGATTGAAATTATCTCTGCGCCAGCGTGTTTGGAAATTAAAGCGGACGTAGTCCACGGCGTTAAAGCCATTGAAGATTGTGTTTGGTATTGCATTCACGCCACAGACGAGAAAGACGCATCGAAAGTGGATCAAGTTTTGATAGAGGGGTATTAACATGCCTGTTACAGCAGCGCTTATTGGCGGCGGCGCCAGTTTACTGGGCGGCATATTGGGTGGTAATGCGGCAAGCCGCGCCGCCCAAAAATCCGCTGACGCGCAAATACAAGCCGCACGAATTGCTGCGGATGCAGCCCGGTTCCGTCCAGTTGGGGTGACGTCGCGGTTTGGTACTAGTCGATTTGGGTTTGATCCTAGCGGCAATTTGATTAGCGCTGGCTATGAACTACCTTCTTGGCTAACTGGCTATCAAGATCGCTTACAAGCGTTAACTGAACAGCGTTTGTCCGAAGCCGAAATGGCTCCGGAAGCCTACGCGCCTTTGCGCCGTGCTAGCGAGCAGCTATTCCAACTTGGCGGTCAATACCTTGCGCAAACGCCCGAACAGGTCGCGCAGAAGTATATGCAAAGTCAACTCGACTTATTGGCGCCAGGACGCGAGCGCCAGCTCGCGCAGCTACAAAATCAACTGTATCAGACAGGTCGTAGCGGTTTATCAGTTGGCGCTACAGGTTTGCGCCCTGGTAGTGGTGGAGTTGGGCTACGCGCCGCTAATCCTGAGATGGAGGCATATTACAACGCCTTGGCGCAGCAAGATGCCGCCTTGGCAGCCCAAGCGCAGCAGGAAGGCCAGCGTCAGTTGGCGTTCGGCACGGGTCTGTTTGGCCAAGGGGCAGGTTTGCTGGGCGGGTACGAGTCGGGTGTGACCGGTGCGCTGTCACCGTTCACCACCACGCTGGGCGGCATCTCTACGCTGGAGAGTTTGGGCCAGCAGCCACTAGACATCGGTGCGCAGCTGGGCGGCCGCGCCGCCACAGCAGGCGCTAATGCCGGTCAGTCGCTGCTGCAAGGTGGTATTAGTGCAGCTCGCACAAGACAAGCCGGCACGTTTGATCCTTGGAGTATGGCCTTGGCTGGCTTTGGTAATAGCCCTAGTATGCAAAATGCATTTACTTCAGGGATAAGCAATCTATTTGGTGGACGACAGTTAACGCCAGCCGACACCAGTAACCTAGCGGCATGGCAAGCCAACCAGCAAGGATACGGCGGGCTACCTTTTGGGCAATCACCAAGTGTTTGGGGCGAAATAGGCCCTTGATTTAAGGATACGTTATGGCTACCAGTAATATCTTAGGCTTGTTCACGTCGCCAGAAGAATATCAGGCGCAACAGATGGGTGCTGAACAACAGCGCGCGCTGGGGTTCGCTCAACTGTCGCCTATGCAACTGGCGAATTACAACTTGTTCATGGGCGGCCAGCAACTTGGCCGTGGTATTGGTGGCCTACTGGGCGTGCAAGACCCACAACTGCAGCGCATCCGCCAGCGCCAAGAGATCATGCAGTCAATCAACCCCGCTGATCCTCAGTCGCTCATGGCCGGCATTCAGCGTGCCTCCGAGATGAACGACCCCGAGCTGGCGCTGTCGTTGACTGACTACATGAATAAACAAGCCAGCGAAATAGCGTTAGCCAAACAGCGTAGCGCCGAAAAATTAGGGCAAGGTATTCAAGAAGCCGCGCGAATCGCTGAGATTGAACGCCTATTACCTACTTTAGACTCTAATAGTGTTGATTACAAAGCCTTGGTAGCTGAAAGAACCCGTCTGCAACGCTCCGCTAAAGCCGCGACAGCAACAGAAAAGGAACGCGATGCTATAGCCTATGCGAATACAATAAGCGACGATCCTGAATCAGCTGCTTGGAAAGATGCATATAAAACGAGGTTAGACAGACTACAGTTGGGTAAGGAAGGCGTAGAGAGGAAAAGCGCATTCGCCCAACAACTAGAAGATGCTGGGTATATACCGGGTTCACCAATGTACGTATCCATGATGGATAAGTTTTTGGCTAAAGAATTGATGCCTAAAGAAGCCTCCGATAAAAAGAGCGCGTTTGCCCAACAATTAGAAGATGCTGGATACATACCTGGTTCACCATCCTATGTGTCTATGATGGATAAATTCCTAGCTAAAGAATTGCTGCCTAAAGAAGATAAAGGTGTGTCTTTTGGTACCGATCGCGAAGCTATAGCTTATGAACTTTATGGAAAGCCATTTAAAGATCTTACACAATCTCAAAAAGCTATTGTTAATAAACGTAAAGAAGATGAAGAACAAAGGAAAAAACCAACAACAGAAGTAAAATTATTGCTTCCTGGTGAAGGAAAACAAGGCGCTAAAGAAATACCACAGTTTCGTAATGAAGTTGTGCAATCAATTAAACCGTATCGCGATACTGTCAATGCTACTGATAACGCGCTTACAAGCATTAACGATTCTATTAGAACCGGTAATTTTATTTCGTTTAATGCGGCGCGCGTTCAATTGGCTAAAGCATTAGGCGATAGTACATTAAGTCGTCGTGATATTGAACAAGCTGGAGGCGATCCATCGCTTATTGGTGGATTTTTTGACGCCGCATCTACGCTATTTACGGGCACTCCTAGTGTGGATACGCAGAAAAAGATTCAATCTACGCTTAAAGCTATCCAAAAAGTTGCTCGTAATAAAGCCATTAGTGAGTTAGATCGTCAACGTAAAATTGCTGAACGTGCTAAATATACTAAGGAAGATATCGAGTTAATTTTTGACTTTCCTGAATTTAAAGGTGGAGTAAGCAAACCAAGTGGCGGTGGTGGCGGTGGCGGCGGTAATAGAGTTGATTTTAATGCCTTACCAAAGAAATAAGGACTCGTAATGGATGTCACACTCCCTAACGGCGTAGTTGTAGAAGGCGTACCGGAAGGCATTACGCAAACTGAAGTTATGCGTCGTGCTGTTGCGGGTGGTCTGATTACAGAAGCTGAAGCTAGGCAAGCGTTAGCTGGACCACGCAGTCAACAATTTGCTCCTACAATTAGCGACTTAACAGTCGAATCTGCGCGGCGTGGATTAACTAATGCGCCAGCGCTTATAACCGGTCTTGGGTCTACACTATCTAATGAGTTAACTCGTCTTGGTATAAACCCCATTGAATGGGGTTCTCGTATGGCAGGATTGCCACGTCAAGAGCCAACTACGGCAGCTGAAGCCTTTACGCGAGGTGAGCAATACGCGCGTAAACCTTTAATGAAGATGTTGGGCAGCACTGACGTCCAACCATCAACTATGGGTGAAGCTATTTATAGTGGTGGCATTCAAGCCATGACTGATCCTACCAGTTACTTATTTGGAACTGGTTTGTTTCGCCAATTTGGCCGTACCGCGCAAATTGTTGGCGCGCCAATCGAACAATTTGGTATTGGTGTGGGCGCACAAACCGGGGTTGAGACAGGCCGCGCTACAGGTCTTCCCGGCGGTGAATTAGTTGGTGGATTGCTTGGCGGCGCCGGCACTAGTTATCTGATGGGAACTGGCCGCCGCGTAGTAGATATTACGGGCAAGGGGTTGTCTGCTGCCAATAAAAAAGTTAAAGATTTGATGGGCACAGTACCGCAGGATGAAATGATGCGCGACGTCAATACGCGCATCAATAATATTTTTGCTGCGGCGGCTGCAGCTGATCCTAATTTTATGGACGTGTTGGAAAAAGCGGTTAAAGCACAACAGAGCGTGTCGCTCAAAGCGCCTGGCGCGCCAGCGGTGCAGTTACCATTGAACGCACTGTTAGCAGACAATCCTGTTATCAACAGTTTTATCCAGAACCTGTCTTCGCGCGATCCTAAGTTTCGGGCGCTGTACGGTTCGCAGTTTGAAGCCGCTAAAAACGCGCTGCGAGAAAACCAGATTCGTCTGTTTGGTGATCCAAAACAAATACAGTTGACCGGACTAACTCGCGCGGATGCTGCCGCACAAGCAAGAGCCACTGAAAAATCAGTGCAGCGCCAAGTCCGCAGTTTGGATCAGCAAATTGCTGACGCATACCAAGGGCAATCCATTGACCCAACCACATTTGGTACGCGGGTTGAAACCTTGCTTAATCAAAAAGAAAAGGCCGCACGCGAATCTACTAAGCCGCTGTACAAAGAGGCATTTGATCTGGCCGCCAAGAATAACGTTGTCTTGCCCGCCACAGCGGTGGACGACATCTATTCGTTTGTCACCAGCGAAACTAACCGCGATATATTCAACAAATTTCCTGTGTTGTATAGCTTGGTTGAAAAACGATTCCGTCCTAAAACGACAGAACCTAGCGTCATTTTGACTGCTGAAGGTAAGCCTGCAACACCTGGCGGCGTGGAGTTCTCAGACGTTAGCCCCGAGGCGCTAGATTCGCTGAAACGCCGCATCAACGCGGATCTGCGCACGACAAACAACACGGATCAAATTCGATTTCTGACCATGCTAAAGGAAAAAGTGTCCGGTCATATTGACAACTTGAATCCGGAGTTTGTCAACGCCTATCGCAACGCAGATAACACTTATTTGCAGCGTGTCGGTCTCCCATACAACAGCGAAACCATCAAGAATATCGATCGCAAGAAGTTTGCTGAACAAGTGGCGCCTGCCATTATTGGCAACCGCACTAACGTGGACGAGTTGATCCGCGCAACAGGCGCTGAAGGCGAGCGGCTAGCGCGTGATGCGTTTTACGATAGTTTCACTACAGCAGCAGTAAAAGACGGCGTTCTTGACCCAAAAGCAGCGAATAAATGGCTGTCTAAAAACGCAACCAAAATGACGTCGATTCCTGGTTTAGAGGCAGAATTGCGTGGGTCAATCAACGACGTGCAACAACTAATGAACCGCCGTACAGCGTTGGAAGCTAATTTCCGACGTGTAACGGGCGATCAAGTCGTGCGTGAAGGCGGGTTTGCTAACGCTGGCGACTTGGTGTCTAAGCTATACGGTGATCTCGACTACACAAATAAGTTTATGTCGCAGTACGGCGCTAATAAAGACGCCGTCAATGCCGTCCGATCGTTCATGTTGGACGACTTGCTTAAAGCAAGCGATCCTAAAGCCATGCTTGCTGACCGCACGCGGGCAGCCGTATTTAACCGCGTCTTTGGTCCAACTTACGCACAGAAAGTCGGTGACTTTGTAGAGGTAGCCCAGCGTTTGGATAGAAACCCGGCTAACGTATCATTCCGTGGCGAAACGATACCAAAGACTCCAATCGAAGAAATGACGGGAATCCCACCGGAAATGATCTTATCGCGTATTAACAACCCCGTATCCGGAAAACTATACGCTATAACGTCGTTGTTTAGTAAGTGGTGGGCGGGCAGCGTGGCTCGGTCTACGGAAGAAAAGCTCAAAAACATCCTACTAAATCCAGCTGACGCGCAAAAGATTTTTGCATCTTTGCCAAATAAGGAAGGCGCGTTTGATCTTAAAAAAATTAACGCAGCGGTTGAAACTGGTAAAAAATACGGTTTAGATTGGATTGCGGAAGCAACCGCTAATATTAAGTCGGGCGCGGCTAAAGGCGTCTACCGTGGCGGCGTTTCAGAGGCCCCGGTGCCTGTAGCCGAACCTGTCAATATGGAGGAATAAATTGACCCGCTCACCCTTCTGGCCGCAGCCAACGCGGCAGTGGCTGCAGTCAAGAAGGGATGTCAGCTCTACAAGGACATCAAGGGCGCAGCGGGCGAAGTAAAAGACGTACTGGATGACTTAAAGAAGCAGTTTCAGAAGATACCGAATCCGACGAACGCTCAGAAGCAGCAGTACAACGACGAAGTGGCGCGGGTGCAGGAGATAGGCAAGGCCGACCCGAATGACGTATTTATCCAGATCGGCAATGATTTGGGTGTATTGATGGATGAATACGACAAGATCGGCAAGGTGTTTATCCAGCAGGAAGCGGAAGCCCAGCAGGTCTACACAGGTACAGAGTCGATTGGTAAACGTGCCTTGATGCGCGTCATCATCCGGTCAAGGTTGGATGCAATGCTGGCAGAGTTGCGGGAGACGATGGTCTACAAGGCCCCGCCTGAGTTGGGCGACCTGTGGACGAAGTACGAGAAGATGTGGCGGCAGATTGTCATTGAGCAGGACGAGGCACACAAGCGGGAAACTGCAAAGATGCAGATTGAAGCTGCGCGAAGACGCAGGCTGGTAAGGAAGAGGAAAGAGGAAGCAGTATGGGTTGGAGCAATCCTTTTCGTCGTGGCGTGGTACGTCGGAGTTCTCCTCCTCCTCAGAACGAGTCAGACGTACCGTGGTCACTTCTTGTCGCCGTTTTGGTCTTGTGTTTTGTGCTAGTCATTGCGCTGCCTGTCATGGGCGTCATGTACATGGATATGAATAACGCATTGCATCGGGCGGCAGAAGAAACGCGCAAGATGAAAGAACTACGGCTAAAAGTATTACGTGAATTAAGGGGTGAAGAATGATCACGATGCAGCAGTTCAAGCAGTTAGTCCCCAACACTAAATACCCACAGCAGTGGTACGACACCTTGTTTGGCCACAAGTCCATTCTAGGCAACAAAACCCTGCTGGACGAGTACGAGATCAACACCCCCAAGCGCATCGCTGCATTCATGGCCCAGTGTGGGCATGAGTCTGGTGGGTTCGTGTTTCTCACCGAGAATCTGAACTACAGCGCAGCAGGTTTGATGAAAACCTTTGCCAAGTATTTCCCTGACCAAGCAACCGCAAACGCCTACGCTAGGCAGCCCGACAAGATCGCAAACCGCGTCTACGCCAATCGTATGGGCAACGGCGACGAGGCGTCGGGCGATGGCGCCCGGTACAAGGGACGCGGGCTGATCCAAGTCACCGGCAAGGACAACTATTTCTGGTTTGCGTCGTCGCTCGAGATCACGCCTGAAGCTGCTGCCGAGTACATGCAGACTTTCGAGGGCGCAGCTCAGAGCGCCTGCTGGTACTGGGAAACCGCAAAACTGAACGCGTTGGCCGACACTGGCGACATACTGACTATGACCAAGCGGATTAACGGAGGAACCATTGGACTCGAAGACCGTAAGAAACATTACGCTCATGCTCTGCATGTGCTGGGCGGTTAACGCCTGCAGCGACCGCTTTCGGTACCCATGCCAAGACCCGGCTAACTGGGAGACGAAAGAATGCAAGCCGCCCATCTGCACGGCAACGGGAACCTGTCCTGACGATGTAACCCAACCTGAAAAGGCCAAACCATGACGCATCTGACCGAAGAACAACTTAACGCCTATCTGAAGTTCGCGATCGGTATTACGTTCTGCGCGATCTTGGGCATGATGGCGACCTTGGCCATGTACTCGGTCGTGTTTGTGACGCAGCCGATGTCGGGCATGGCGCCAGCGGACAAGCAGTTTTTCTTGCTGCTCTCGGACATGTCGAAGTACATCCTGGGCGCCTTGGCCACGCTGATCGCGGTTAAGGGCAAAGAAGCGCTGCCCCAGTTCGTACCGCCTAATCTGAGCAAGCCAGAACCAGAGCCACCAAAGCCGGTAGTGACCACTACGGTGACAACGGTACGCACGGAGTCGGAACCCACAACAGTCGGCTACGGTGGCAAACCTGCCCCAGTTCAACCACCCCACCCAGAGAGAGACGAATGAAAACGCTATTGATAACTTTATTGGCCCTGACTGTTAACTTATCGCTGGCTGCCGAGACCAAAAAGGTCTGCCACAAAGAGAAGCAAAAGGGCAAAGAAGTTGAAGTCTGCAAAATGGTCAAGGTCCATAAGAAGCTCGACGGCACGAAAGTGCCGCCCAAATGAACCCTTGGTTTATCCTGGGCGCCACGCTGGCAGTAGCGGCTGCCGGCGCTGGCGGCCTGTACAAGGGCCACGAACTTGGCATGGCCAAGGTCCAGCAGGCATGGGACAAAGAGAAGACCCAGCAGTACGCGGCGTATGCCGAAGCGCAGGAAGCCGCACGTCAGAAGGAGCAAGAGCTGCAGGCGTCAGCGGACAAATTGCGAAAGGACAAAGATGCAGAAATTCGGAATATCAACGCTCGCGCCGCTGCTCTTGCTAACAGCCTGCGCGAGCGCCCCAGTCGCCCCGCCGCCGAAGCCAGTGCCGTGTCCAGTACCGCCAGCGCTGGATGCGCCCCCACCAGCTGTACTGGAGCAGGACTTTCTCGAGAGGATGCGGAATTTCTTGCAGGGGAGGCTGCCAGAGCAGATGAGCTCCGCGCAGCCCTCAAGCAATGCCACGCCCAGTACGAATCCCTAAGACCTAAATAATTACATGCGGTGCCGTCGCAGCTGGCGGCAGACGGCGCGGTCTTGTGGCGACATGTCAGGCGATATCTCCGCGATGCCGCATTCGGCGGCCGTAGGGCGGTGCGGTTCATCAACAAAGAAAACCAAGAACCCAAGCGTTGCGATGATGATCATTGCGTAATAGATGTAGACAAGTTCTTTCATACGCTCAGTAGCCTCCCAAAGAATTTAGTAAGTGGCGATTCATGATGCGGCTTGGCACCCAACATGATGTCCTGCACAAAGCGCTCTTCAGGCGTTGCAGGTTTAGCGTAGAACTCCGGCACATAGTGCGCGCCAATCTTAGGGGGTTCTTCTCTGATAAAGTTCCCATCACGAAGCATCTTTTTTCCTCCTATCTTCATTTGCGCGGCGAGCGTCAACGCCTTTCTTTTTTATCAACGCTGCCTCTTGGTTAGTATAGATCGATTTTCCTACCATCACGTTGCCGGCAATCCACACCTCGGCTGTGTAGGCACTAATCTTGCATGAGTCACATCGACGTTGGCGTCGGATGCCGCCTGGTTGCTGGTTGGTGTTCACAACAAACGTTCTGGAGCCGCAGTGCTGACATTTCATGGGCGCACTGCTTTCTGCAAAATCTCGACCCGTTCACGGGCATCGCGCAAGGCGCAGTAGCGCTGGTGCAGCCGCTCAAGAATGGAACTCCGGCGCTCGTTCAATTGCTCATGCGTTAGCAAGGCAAACACCTCATCTTCAGATAGCGTCGCAATCTTGTCATTTAGGGCGCGCCAACTTAGCTTTTTCATGGTTAATCCTCTGTTCAATTTTAGTAACGTCTTCTAATGCTCGCTCAAATGCCCGCTGCATCTGATTTAATTCGCGGCGGCGCGCGCGTTCTTCGGCCTGTGCTGCTCGCAACTTGGCCATCCAGTATTGCAGCCGTTTCATTTCAATGCCTCCATGGCTATGTCTGAGATGGCTCGTTTGTCGTGCAGGGCGGCGTAGATCTTTTCATCCACCGTCTTTTCGGCGAGTAGGATATACACCCAAACATCTCGCACCTGGCCCGAGCGATGGAGCCGTCCGATAACCTGTTCATACATTTCGAGTGACCATGGCAATGATAGAAATACCATGTGCCACCCTCCGTGCTGTAAGTTAAGACCGTGTCCGGCGGATTTTGGATGTACAGCAAGGAGCTCCGTTTGGCCGGCGTTCCATCGCTCAATAGCGCGGTCATCGTCAAGCGTGGCAAGCTTCGGATAGCGGCGACGAAGTTCTGCCACCTCTTCCTGAAACTGGTAAACGATAAGCGTGTTCGCATGTTGATTTTCCTCCAGTAATTCGTCCAATCGATCAAATTTGTGGCTGCTAAACCAGACAGCCTCTTTGCTGCTGGTGAATTTACCCGGCGCATCAGACGCTTGGCGGTTGCTGTCGTACACAAAGCCGGACGCCATCTGTTGCAACTTTGATGTAACGGCGGCGGCGTTTGCCGCCAGTACCTCGGTGGTCGGAAAGCGCACCACGAAGTCGCGTTTCATCTTTTCATACGGCAGCCGGTCATCCAGCTGACAGCGCACCTCAACCACATGGCACTCGGGCAGTTTGTCTTTATACTCGCCCGGCTCCAAGACGTAGGTGGCCGGCTTGATGCGCTCCATGACCAGCGGCAGGGCGCCTGGGCGTGGCAGCCACTCGCCGAAGTCGCGGTTCATACATACAAAGTATTGCTGCAGGAAGGCGCCCTTGGCGCGGCCCAGCAGCTTCTCGTCGATGATCTTGCACTGGCCGAAGACGTCTTCCAGTCCGTTGCTAGTGAACGACCCGGTCAAACCCCAGCGGATCTTGAACTGGTCGATCACCTTATGCAGCGCTTTGAAGCGTGTGCCTGACGGGTTCTTCAACTTCGTCAGCTCGTCAAACACGATGGCGTCAAAGGATGACAGATCCTGCTCGGCCAACCACTGAATGTTGTCGTAGTTAATCGCCACGATATGCGCGTCGGAGTCTAGCGCCTCACCTCGGCTGCGTGGTGTGCCGACTGCTGTGCGGCAGTGCAGCTCTAGCGCCCACTTGCGCGCCTCGATGGGCCACACGTCCGTGCAGACACGCTTGGGCGCCAAGACAAGGAAGCGGCTTGCGTACCCGTCCTTGACCATCGCCTGCATGGCGGTCAGCGTGATCATAGTTTTACCCGCGCCAACTGGCGCCAAGATCATCGCCCGGTCACGTTCGTACAAAAAATCTGCTGCTTCTTCCTGATAAGGCCGTGGCTTAAACATGACGGGCAAACTCCTTATGCAGCATAGACCGAATTTCACAGGCTACAAGCTCGGCTAGTTCAATATCATCAAAGCAACCATAATGCACAGTTTTTTGGTTGATAGAAAATCGCACTTGCCATTTACCTTGATGCGGGGTTACGTTTTTTATGCCTGTTTTTGATTTTCTATTCGGTCGGCGGTTATGTTGATTTTGTAGCCGTGTGGCCGCGCGCAAGTTTGACGGCGCATTGTTACTTGGGTTGCCGTCTATGTGGTCTACGCAATCCGGCAACCATCCTTGCGTAAGTAAAAAGACAACCCTATGCACAGCATAGTGTTTGCGTCGGTACGTCACGTA